AGAGAGAAATAGAGAGAGAGAGAGAGAGAGTAATAGAGAGAGTAATAGAGAGAGAGAGAGAGTAATAGAGAGAGATAAATTTGATTTGTAAGGTGGAAAGGGAATAAATCAAAGAATTTAAAATTATAAATATATTTATATAATATAATGTTTGATGAAAAATATAAAAAGTGGCCTAAAAATATTGTTGATTTGATATATATAGATAATAAACTTACTAAAAAAGATAAAACATATATTAATAATACATTAAATGTTGCAGCATTAAGATTATTTGTTAATTTTCGATATACAACTGACCCCCAGCGGTATGATAAAATGAAAAAAACAGAGTTAATTGAAGAGTTAAAATATTCTCGTTACAGTTAAACTAGATTTTCTTTAAAGTTTGATAGATTTCGTATCATAATAAGTTATATTAGAATCCTTTAATATATCAATTGAGAGAAGGTGTCTGAAAAGGAACCTTGTTATATTAGTTCCAATGATGAGGGTAAGGTAATATGTTCTCTCAATACAATAATAATAATAGATAAATTTGATTTGGTAAGTGGAGAAGGAAGGTTGAGAGAAGGTGTCTGAAAAGGAAGATAGTTCTATTAGTTCCAATGATGAGGGTAAGGTAATATGTTCTCTCAATACAATAATAATAATAGATAAATTTGATTTGGTAAGTGGAGAAGGAAGGTTGAGAGAAGGTGTCTGAAAGTATTTGAAATATAGTTCTGGAACTTCGTGTAGAGAATAAAGTAATATGTTCTCTCGGTGCACGAAGAGTATACTTGATAGAGAATAATAGAGAGGGAGGGTGTCCGGATGGTTGAAGGGTACAATGGTTGAAGGGTACAATGGTTGAATGCAGTACAATGGTTGAAGGGTACAATGGTTGAAGTAGAGAAGAGAAAAAGGGAAGGTACCTTTTTCTCGAATGATACAATGAGTAATAAGATGAGGAATGAGTAATAAAATGAGGAATGAGTAACAAAAAGAGTAATAGGATGAGGAATGAGTAACAAAAAGAGTAATAGGATGATAAATGAGTAATAGTATGAAAGGTGGTATAATAGTATGAAATATTAATTAAGTATTAATTAAGTATTAATTAAGTATTAATTAAGTAGTAGCATGACATCTCTTTTGGAGTCTTGTACGGATAGTGTATATTGTTCGATATTAACAGAGGTATCATCGGCGAGATTGTCCATTTTAAAACGAAAAACGGAGACGGGTTTATCTTGTCCGAGGCGATAACAACGAGCGACGGCTTGGTCTTCAACGGCGGGGTTCCAGTGTGGGCTAACAAAATATACTTCGCTAAAATGTTGAAGGTTAAGTCCTTCGCAACCGGTTTTAATTTGAAGGATGAGAACGTCGGAGGGGTTGGTGAGAATATGTGCTCTTTTAGATTGAGGTACGCGACCATCGAAGGTTTGTACCGATAGATTATGTTTAATGAGTGAGTTTTGTATGAAGTCAATTTCGCCACGATAGTGACAGAATATAATTTTATGTTGTTTATTATGTTTCCTAAGAATGATGGTATCGATAAGGGCGTCTAGTTTGCTGGAATGTAGTAAAGCATCTTGTAGTTGTTCGTCTTGTTGGAAGAGTGGGTCATCTTGTAGTTGTTGAATAAGTTTAGAGAGGAGAGAAGGTAAAATACAGGCTTGTCTGGCGTAGGTGAGGAAGGGTAAGGGCGATGAGTCTAGTATATTAGAGAAGGGGTTATAATTAGTATGTATATTAGAGAAGGGTAGGGATTGGTGTAGGTGTTCTGCGAGATGGCGTTCGGTGTGAGATTTCCAAGGAACCTGAATAACGTGATTATTAAGTGGTGGTAAATGGAGACCGACTTGTGACTTTGTGCGTTTAAGTATAAAGAGATTAACGATAGAGGGTAAATTCGTTGGATTTACATAGAAAGATTCGGGAATATTGAGAATCGCACAAAGGGCGTAAAAGTCGCGAAGTTTGTTTTGTATGGGTGTGCCGGTGACGAGCCATGTAGAATGTGAGGGTAAAAGACGGGCGAATTTAAAGGTTTTAGTATTGTGATTACGCAAATGGTGAGCTTCATCAAAAACGATTCTATCCCATTTAATTTGTCGTAGGGGATAGGAGTGAAGGAGACCGTAGGTTGTGAGAATGATGGGTGAGTCAACAAGGTTTTGTAGTGATATCTGTGAGAGGGGTGTATTACCGAGGGAGTGAAAGATGAGTGGGTTATGGTTAATGAAGGTTTGAATAGCGGTTTGCCATTGTTCGAGGAGTGCTCTAGGGAGAACGATGAGGGTATGTGGTTTAGGGTTGGATATGATGAGAGAGAGGATTTGAATGGTTTTACCGAGCCCCATTTCATCTGCGAGTATTCCTCCTTTTATCTTGGAACCATCAATCTCGGTACCAAGTTCTTTTTCCAAGAGCCATTTTACTCCCTCCACTTGATATTTTTTAAGTTCTACCCGCAATAACTTTGCCATACGCTGATTTAATGAACGGTCTCATCGATGTTCGGCCATCAATCCTTATATGTATAGTAAGTGTATATGGCGTGGTGTGTATTTAAATAGGAGCAATACATAAATTGTGCGAATAAGAGCATATCAGGTATGACCTAGGTGACATTTGATGGGTGAGTGTAGACGAGGGGTATATAATGTATGTTAATATAAAATGGCGTGGGAGACATAAATCATCGGTGGGATGACGTGGGAGACATAAATCATCGGTGGGATGACGTGGGAGACATAAATCATCGGTGGGATGACGTGGGAGACATAAATCATCGGTGGGAGACATAAATAATAGGTAGGAGACATAAATAATAGGTAGGAGACATAAATAATAGGTGGGAGATGGGGTATATAATGTATGCTTATATTATATGAGGTGGTGGCGATCAATAGACGAGGGGTACATAAATTTAGGGAATAAAATCATACCGGCGGTGACGTCGGAGATAATCTTATTCGGGTTACTAGTATCGGGTAATTATATAGGTGAATTATTCTCTTGTAGCATTCAGAGGTCTTTGACGAATAATCGCATATACAAACATATACTAGGTGTGTTGAGTCTATATTTTTTTGTGACTACATTAAGTAATAGTAATATATTAAATCCAATAGAATATATGGTATCATCCATTCTCATTTATTCGTGGTTTGTGATAATAACACTTACTCCTAGACCCTATACGATGGCGATCGTATCTACACTTATCTTTTTATATCTACTCAACGACATTGAAGTGCACTTTAAATTGTTGGAAAATCATCATAAGTTCTTTCTATATTCTATATTATTTCTTTTCACAATTATTATGTCATTTGTTGGCTGTTACAAATACTATCATATCAAGAAACTTCGCTTTGGTAACCTCTTTGATTTGAAGAAGTTTATATTTGGCACCACACAATGCTTTTAACGAACACCCACCCACTTCCCACCTTTTTCTTGAAAATATATGTATATGGATACATATATTTTATATAAAAATAATAAAAATAATAAAAATAATAAAAATAATAAAAATAATAAAAATAATAAAAATAATAAAAATAATAAAATAATAATTGTCTCATTCATTACCTCATTCATTACCTCATTCATTGCTTCATTCATTACCTCATTAATTTCACTAAACTGGGGTGTTGCACAATATATTTCGCAATAGAGGCGATTTGATACTTAAAATCATAAATGAGTAGCGATTCAAAAAGTAATATAGGAACAATTATTCCTATCGCGGCTAAAACAGACGCATATATACTATTTGTGTACAAATAAGCAGCATTCATCGCGGTATTAATTATATATCCCGGTAGGAGATAAGAACACATTACCATAATAATTGCATAAGACCAACCGACGTATATGCCCTCTTTATGTGATTTAGAAGCGACAATATAGCACATTGATATTAATGCCGCATAATTAATCATTGTTTTTGTATAAAAATGTACGATAAAGTCGGGGTCACTTACGTATAGATTTTTCCATATATCGTAAGGTCCTCTTATAAAAGTAAGGATTGTTGCCAACATGTCAACATTTGGTAAATATATCGGTAGTATATATGCTAAATCGAAATAAATTATTATTTGAGGAATAATAATTATTGCAATAATAAAATATATAACTAATCCGCAAATGTCAATTAATACCGGACCCATCGATTCTTTCGAAAATTCTTTCTTTATGTTAGCCTTTATTTCATTACGTCGTTTCAAAATGTTGATGTCTTCAACCGTCGCATTGTTTGGTAATACTTTATTTAACATATAATATATTCATCTAAAATAATATTTTCATCTAAAATGATACTTTCATCTAAAATGATACTTTCATCTAAAATGATACTTTCATCTAAAATGATACTTTCCTCAATGTTTCTCCGTGTTAAATAACCTTTATAAAAAGAAACGATTACGTTCTTGCTTTTATCTTCCCGTTTTAGATTGACATCGCATTCTTTTAGCAAATCGGACCATTTATTTTTCATAAAAAAATTATTTTGAATCGTAAAATTATAGTCATGGATAAGAGGTCCATTATTTAAGTTACTCTTGTTCCAACAACCATAAGGAGGGGTCATCCAATACTCCCTCTCTTTATTTAAAAGCCATATTTTCAAATACTTTTTCAGTAACATATATTAATAAGATTAGATTAATAAGATTAGATTAATAAGATTAGATTAATTTCAATCCATAAACTCGGGAATGATATATTCTTCATTATCTTTCTTTTGCCACTTACCAATTATACTTGGTGACGTTTTATTCGCCAAAATATCCTCGTGATTATAAACATTATTATCATCATCAATATAATAGTTAATTCCCATAATTTCCTCGACCCAAATTTCCACTTTTTTACTATATTCATTTGTGTCTACACTTGGGTCAATAATCCCGTGTGGCGAACCCTTTATATGAGTACCACAAAATTCCTCTCCTTCAAGTCGTCGTCGAGTACATTGTTCATAATTCGCTCTTTTTGCCCTACATCGAATATTATGCGGAACAATATTCTTTATCCTTTTTCTTTTTTGAAAATCCTCTTTACCTATTTCTAATCCTTCGGTATCATATAGAAATTTCAAGAAGTCGCTTGTTAAATCTTGCTCATTCGCAATACATTTAATATTATTTATTTCAATCCATCCACGAATATGGTCTTTAAGATCTACAAAATGGTCTTCTATTTTCCTTGACAGCCTTTTCTCCATTACATTATTTTTTTTACATATTTTTATTTCAATTTTATAAAGAATGTAAATTTAAACTTAAAGAAACCGTCGCATACGAACATTTACACAACCGAATAGATACATTTGAATTTACACCTTTTTACACGTCCAAAGGTGCAATATCATCATTACCTTTATTATCTTTATTATCTTTATTATGATCTCCGGATGGTTGTAAGGATAGGGTGTCTTCGTGAATTAATTCTTTGGTCTCCGCAGTCTCATTAATATCATCATTATCTTTATAATGTTCGGGGGATGGCGGCAAAGATAGGGTGTCTTCGTGAATTAATTCTTTGGTCTCCGCAGTCTCATTAATATCATCATTATCTTTATAATGTTCGGGGGATGGCGGCAAAGATAGGGTGTCTTCGTGAATTAATTCTTCGGGAGATGGCTGTAAGGGTCGGGTGTCTTCGTGAATCAATTCTTTGGTCTCCGCAGTCTCATTAATATCATCATTATCTTTATAATGTTCGGGAGATGGCGGCAAGGATAGGGTGTCTTCGTGAATCAATTCTTCGGGAGATGGCTGTAAGGATAGGGTGTCTTCGTGAATTAATTCTTTGGTCTCCGCAGTCTCATTAATATCATCATTATCTTTATAATGTTCGGGGGATGGCGGCAAAGATAGGGTGTCTTCGTGAATCAATTCTTTGGTCTCCGCAGTCTCATTAATATCATCATTATCTTTATAATGTTCGGGAGATGGCTGTAAGGGTAGGGTGTCTTTGTGAATTAATTCTTTGGTCTCCACAGTCTCATTAATATCATCATTATCTTTATAATGTTCGGGAGATGGCTGTAAGGATAGGTTGGCTTCGCGAATCAATTCTTTGGTCTCTTCGAGGACTTTAATATCATCCTTTGAAAGCGGGTTTACCTCGGGGAAACTATCGTTATATGTGGTATTATCGTGAGGTATCTCATCTGTAGTAATACAAGATAATGCTTTATCTAATGAACTTTTAGTCTCTGGACTAATATCATTCATCAGGGTTTGAATATTCTCTCTATAGGGACCGTTTTCAAATTCGTTTACTCTTTGAGTCTTCTTATTGGCGATCTGTTTACTGGTTCGTTTTATTAAAATATCTTCATTTACTACGCCAACTAATAATTTTAATTTCAATAATAATCGGGTGTAATATTTCGTATGATGAATATGAAATGTGTTTAAATATTGAGTATACATATTAATTTTTTCCTTTAAAAGGGTATTAGAAAATCGTTGATGATGTAATAGATTGTCTATATTAAGCCCCATTTCGGCGTGTTTGGAGTTACTATTTAAATGTATTTCCTCCTGTTCGAGGTAACTTCCGAGTTCCATAACATAACTTAATATGAAATTCTGCAAATCAATAACCAAGTTAATATCATATTTTTTTATTTTGTCTAAATGCTTAAATACAGGAAATCGTTTATTACATTTCGTTTTTTGAATTATTTCTTTATTTTGTATATCTTTAATGATATAATTTTGTATCATTCTAAATAAATTATAATATTCGCAATAAAGTCTATTGTCTATTTTTGTAAAAATACAATTCATATTATTATGCTCTATTTCCAATAGTTCATTTTGGAAAAAGAAGGAATCCATTCCAAATAATGAACGCATATTCTCGTGCGTATTTAGCAAATCTGCATAAGTGGTCTGAAGAACGGTAATCTTGCTATCTAAACTTTCAAATATATTAGCGATATCTTGTCTTAATGATAGAACACTCGCAAAATTTTGACGAATAACATTTAATGCGGTCATTATATATTAAATATAGAATATATAATTATATATAATGCCTGATTATAATTCGGACACAGACACAGATATTGAACTCCAACCGGTTGCCATGGATGGAGATATACATAAAGTTATACCGTGGACTGAAGCGCACGAGAATATATTGGTTGATTGGGCTGATAAGGCGCTTTGTTACAGATGGCTTCACACTAAAGCACATCAACATTATACCCATGCGAACATGTGGTTTACGATACCGGTGATTATTATGAGTACATTGACGGGAACAGCCAACTTCGCGCAAGATAAATTTCCGGATTCAATAAGAAATTACGCTACGATGGGTATAGGAGCAGTAAATATTTTTGCAGGAATATTAACAACAATATCACAATTTTTAAAGGTAGGAGAACTCAACGAAGCACATAGAGTAAGCAGTATATCTTGGGATAAATTTTATAGAAATATCAAGGTCGAACTAGCAAAGGCTCCGGATGAACGTCAACCGGTGTTACAGACGTTAAAAATTGCCAAGGAAGAATTTGATAGATTGATGGAAACTAGTCCGGCAATAGATGAAAATATTACGGACCTTTTCCAGCGCACATTTACAGATGGTAAAGGCGGAGATATCCCCTTAGATCAACAAACTAGAAAACAAAAACTATTTACAGCACTAAGGAAACCGGAGATATGCGACGAATTAGTATCGTGTAAACAATTTGTATATAGAATATCCGATAAAGAGAAAGCCAAAGGTTCTTTACAAGGCAAAATTGACCTGGCGAAGAAAACGATGAAACTAAAGATGCAAACTGATGCGATTAATAGAGTAATTAATCTTTTCCTAGATTCACGAAAACGTATGCCAACAGACGAGGAAATTTTAAATGAATTATCGGATGACAATATCGACAAGAAAACGATAGAAAAGGTTCTTAATAATCGAAATAAACCCGCATCACAATCATATTATGATAATATTATAATTACGCCGTCCGATGAGAATGTTTAAACAACCATAAATAGTAGAAGTGTAAAGATATAGGCGGATAATAGTATCATATTCGTAGCAACACTCATCGAGAATAAATATGTGATTAGAAATAAACACTTGGTAACTACAATTATGGCTATTAAAAATATACAAATTTCATAAAAGGTTATATTAGCTTCATTCATTATATTATATTTAAATATAATATAATATTTAGTTTTACAATCGAATAAAAGAAGTGGGTTTTATCCTATTTACCCAAATTCAGCGTAATCTTCGCGGGTAATATACGCCGATTAATAATATCCCATACAGTTAGTTGGAGTAATATAATCCTCTGTCGACCGATAAATGTTATTATCAATGAGTGGGGTAAATAATGTGCTTTCTCCTAAAAATACAATGCTTCTATAGAGATAATATTCATCAAATAATTATAGAATAATCAAGACAGCGCAGTTGATTTATTACTTAGTCTAAATTTTTGAAAATTTTATGACGTATTTCTTCTTTCACCGAGACTTTTCTTGTTTGTAAAATAAAATTCCCTAACTCCTCGGGTTGAAATGATGGGTCATTTTGAAAATATGTTGATAAACTTTCCATTAGATGACTTTTACTTAACGGCGCTTTTATGTTCCTTTGTGTTTTCTGTATCTTACCATCTTTTATGTCAAAACTATCTATATCATTTGTTTTCATTATTTCCACCAGAGAGTTGGTAATCTTTGTCTTTTCTTCGCGTCGCTTCTTTGCCTCTTTTTGTAATACTTTTAACTCTTTGTCAAAGTGAATCCATTTTTTTATTAAATTAACAACCTCATCTTTTGTTGCCATTTATATTCTATTTATACTCTTTCTTTAATTAAATTTATAATCATAGTATCTTTACTTTTTATCAATAATTACCTCCCTTGCTATCGTTTTAATTATTTTATTTGTGTCCTGATCTTCGCATGAAGATGTTATATTATTGATAATTTCTATATACTGGCCTTTACCTTCTATCGTTTCCGCCCACCCTTGATGTTTCACTTCCCACTCATTTATTGTATCTATCCGTTTTTGTGCTATATTTGATATCGCATTCTTCATCTTTTCCTTCCCCTCGGCTTCCTTTTCCCACGTATTATTATCCTTAACATATAGTATCTCTCTCTTTAAATCACTACAATGTATTGGTCGTTTATGTAATTCTAACTGCTTTAATCCCCGAATAATTATGTTTGATATACCATTAACATATCCATTTTGACACGTTTCATCTAAATCATCATTATTTAGTGCCAGTGTTTCCACAAATTCAGTTAAATTTATTGCATCTTTACATTTCTCATTTAAAAAAATCTGTAAATTAAATTTATTATTTATGGTCGTATTTCCTATTTTTGGTATTACTTCTTTTAAAATCTCTCTCATCTCTATATTTTCAACCAATATACACTGATTTTGACTTATTAATGTAGTTATCATCCCTCTTAATTCTCTCGTTTCTTCATTATTATCCTTTACTACTAGTGCTGTGTATTCATTCGCATCATCAACTTCTTCATTACCCTCATTATTTCGTTCCTCGCATTTACCAATATGTCTATTAAAACTTTGAACGTGTTTATATATCTTTCCGCATAAACATTTATGCTTTGCGTCGAAACTGAAATGTTGGTTATTATCTTGTGACAAACTATTATTTATATGTTTTTTTGTACCGATATGTTGATTCCAAAGAAATCTTCTTTTACACGAATAATTACATAACTTACAAATATAATATTTCGAGTTATTTTCGGTCTCATTTGCTGTTATCTTTAAAGGCATCGTTCGTCTATATAATAAGTAAATAAAATATGCTTAAATTAATATAAATTATTTATCCCGAAAAGAGTCCATTTTCAAAACGTCTCCCCTCGCCCTCCGACATAATGCCTACAAAAGAGTTTTATTCACACAAACGTTATACATATTCGTTTACATTCCTCTAAGCGATAATATTAATAAATTAATTCTCGTTTTCTACGATTTCTGAATAAAATATGAATTATTGGATATAAATGTCCATTTTGCACTTATCGTTTGACTTTACGAAAAAAAGGCTCATTTGGTTCCGGAGTTCCTCGGAGCCCCTACATAATGCCTACAAAAGAGTTTTTTTCGTTAATAAATTCTCAAATAATCGTTTACATTCCTCTAAGCGATATCTTTTAATAAATTAATTATCGTTTTCTACGATTTCTGAATAAAATATGAATTATTGGATATAAATGTCCATTTTGCACTTATCGTTTGACTTTACGAAAAAAAGGCTCATTTGGTTCCAGAGTTCCTCGGAGCCCCTACATAATGCCTACAAAAGAGTTTTTTTCGATAATAAATTATCAAATAATCGCTTACATTCCTCCAAGCGATAATATTAATAAATTAATTCTCGTTTTTTAAGAAAATATGAATTATTGGATATAAATGTCCATTTTGCACTTATCGTTTGACTTTACGAAAAAAAGGCTCATTTGGTTCCAGAGTTCCTCGGAGCCCCTACATAATGCCTACAAAAGAGTTTTTTTCGTTAATAAATTCTCAAATAATCGTTTACATTCCTCTAAGCGATATCTTTTAATAAATTATTTCTCGTTTTCTACGATTTATTAAGAAAAGAGTTCATTTTCAAGAAGTCCTCGGAGCCCCTACATAATGCCTACAAAAGAGTTTTTTCTGGGTATAAACGCATAACTTATTCGTTTACATTCGTCTAGGCGATATTTTTAAATAAATTATTTCTCAATTTATCATATTTTTGAATATCTTATTGTGCCGATTTGTAAATCAATACTGATAATTATATTAACACGATAAATGCGGCGCATATATTAGCATATATTTTGAGCATTGTTACCATATACCGAAATAACGAGTTTTATAGACATATTACAAATAATTTAATTATAATATTTATGACGGATATCGTGTATGTATGTATATATTATTTATGTGTAGTTGTGAATAGATGAAGTAAAGCATATATGGATGAGCATTTTGAGCATTTTTTGGCTCAAAATAATATGCTCGAGGATGACTTTTTGAAATCGGAAAATGATGTAGGTAAAAATCCCCTACACGGGAAAAAAAGGGAATCTGGCGACATCTACATATATGTAGGGACAGGGGAATCGCGGAACGTTTTGATCCAAGAAAATGTTTCACTTTTCCATTTTGGACATTTATAAATGTCCATTCTTAACTTTTCATTTGACTTTACGAAAAAAAGGCTCATTTGGTTCCAGAGTTCCTCGGAGCCCCTACATAATACCTACAAAAGAGTTTTTTTTAGAAATTAGAAAACCAATTATAACCTAGATGCTTCTAGGGGAATATATATAATTATATTATGTCGATAAATATGAAAGCATATAGGTAATATAAATTATATTTATGATGAATAATATAAAGATTCGGGTAACAAATGTTCGGATGGGGGGTTGTCTTCAATAGAAGTTTTTAATAGTAAAAATGAATGAGTGGTATAGTCCCCCCAACCCAACCCCACTGCACTGCACTGCACTGCACTGTCAACCCC